TCACAGTCCCAGCATTGATGAACCATATTTTCTTTTTCAATAATGCATGCAACTTTTACATAGCCGTTACCCTTACAGGTAGGACATATGTATACTTTCTTAACTTTTTTTGAATTTGCCATTTAGTTTCTTCGCTTTCTCGTTTGCAATGTATTGAATAGTTTTAGCAATTGATAGTTTTCCACCTGGAAAATCAGGTACTAAAACTTTGGACAATTTATCTAAAGTAGCGTATGTTTCTTTTGTTAGAGAAACATTTTTGTATTTACTCATGTCTGTCATATTGTTTCCTTTCATGTTAAAATTAATATATAGTATATTTTATAGGATTGTCAATGACAAAAATAGTTTTAAGTTTAATTATTTGTTCACAAATTGGAAGTACTTGTCTTGAGCCTTATGTTTGGCCCACTACATTTAATACTCAATATGATTGTTTAATGTTTGGTTATGAAGAATCTAAGGTAAAAATGGAAAAAATAGGTGCTGAAAATGTAAACAAATACAATATGTTTATTAAATTTTATTGCACTCCAGAAAATACAATTTGACTATATAGTTAATAAATGTTATCGGATTAATTCTTCTCACCAAGAACCTATCCCACAATATTTCCCCTCTTTAGGGATAGGTCTGTTTAATTTAATTTTATTTACATATACAACCATAAAAATCACCACTACCATTATTCATAATGTGCGTGTTCCATGAGTCGTGATACGTGGTCAGTTTTAAACGAAGTATGTCACACAGATCGAAGCAATCTAGGTTTACGAATAACGCAATATGTTCCATCATCTGCTTTGACACTGGGATTAATTGGTATAACCCGTCGTTTAATATTATGAGGTCCATTCGACCACTCCTTCACTTTTTGATACCACAATTTTTTAAGTTGTGGGTCTTTTGTTTTGTTGTACTCGTTTGCTATCTTGTCTAAGTCGTCTGTTTGCTTCTCCATAAGTTGTACCTAAGTTTATTATTTTAGTTAGACTTTTTGCTTTTAGTTCTGCATCAACACCATATCTTTTCCAGGCTTTTTTCATTAGATTAAGTTCTAATAAAAATGTAGACCACTGACTTTGTGATGCACCACTAACATTTATTGTTACTGTTTTCATATTTCTTCCTTTCATTCTTTCTATATAGGATACTAGAGGATATTTGTCAACCCTTTCCTTGGCCTTTATAACGTGTTTGTTTTTGCTGTCTTTTCTCTGATTTATTTTTATTTTTCTTGTGTTGACGTGCACCTCTTTTTTTAGGTTTATCTCTTGTTTCAAACGATTTAAATTTTTTAGCCATCTTTCCATTCTTTTACAAAAGGTGTAGCATTTTTTGTTCTTGTAATAGATGGTAGGTATACAATTTTACCGTTTACGTGCTGTATTAAATCTGTGCCACAATTTAAACATCTAAATAATTCATTACTTAATCCAACTAACATTGTTATCTCATCACATGTTGGACACTGACCATTTACAATTTCTGTCTGTATTTTCATTCTAATATTAAAGCTTTAATATATTTTCTTCCTTGATACAACTCTATTTTTGCTTTACCTTTAAAGCATTTATAGGATACAGATTCACTAAACTGTCTTTCTGCGTGACGTTTTCCACGAAGGCATGTTGCCATGTTTTTTTGCACAAGGTGTTCCTTAATCTCTCCGTTGTAAAACATCAATAAAGCTACAATTGTTTCAATCATTGTGGATAACTCCCATTACCATTTGTATATTTCATTTCTCTATTTGCATCTTTTAATTTTTCAATATCATTCAAAACTTTATCCATTTGTTTTCTTAAAAACTCAATGTTTACTTTATTTAAAGCCATTGACTCTATAGTTGATTGTAACTTATCCGTAGTCTTATAAAGATCTTCAATCATCATGAATTGTTCGGAGTCCGCAGGTAGTGATCCTAATTGTCCACGCGGCCATTTAATTCTAAACTCTGTGTTTTCATTTAAATCTTTCTCCATTATTTGTAGTCGTGTGTCTGCAACATTAAGACGTTCAATCATCTGGAAGTAACCCATGGTGCCAAGTGCTACGATAATTATTAAACTAGCAACCGTCTTCATAGGCATCTGCACGGAAGCTGATTCGGATATGTTAATTGGTTTATTATTCATCTACTTTTGGTTTAGGTAATGGCATTAAAAAATCTTTAGGTGGCATTTTTAATGTATCTTTTTTCATTATATCTTTTGTACCCATAAATTTTTTATCTTTGTGTTCAGGTAGGTTTTGATAATCTTTTCGTAAATCATCCCATGCACTACCTTCAGGTCGTTCTTGGTTTTCATCGTTAATAATTATACCAGAGCATTTACTAACTAGCAATTGAAAGTTAGGATTGGATTTTAAAGTAGGGTTTCTATTAACTTTTCCACACATTTTCATGAGTTCTAGCTGCTGTTTTAACTCCATATTTTCTTGTTGTATTTCTTTAAATTCATCAGTGCAAGCCGATCCCAGGTATTTTCTATATGTTAAACGTATGGATTTATCATCGTGAGGGCTACTAGAATTATTTTCAGGATTAAAATGTCTATAACTATTTTCTGAATTTCTTTGTTCTAAAGATACTGAAAGATCACCAGTGCTGCAAGTATTAGTGCCGTTGTTGAGATATTCATTTCTACTATGCGCAGGTTCCATAAAGCATAACAACACAAATAAAATTACTAATACCCCTGTAAAATAATAATTCATCCTGGCATTCTCCATGTTGCATAAATCCTTAATAGTTAATTTCTCTGTTTAAATCTTTTATATCGTAAGTGTGTTCTCTAACTTGATCAGCTAAAGTTCTGTATAAATTTTCTGCCATTTGCCATGTAGCTTCTGCAGAAGATAATCTTGTGTTAATATCTGTAATGTTTTTTGCTAATTGACCTGCATCTCTTTCAAGATTTGTAAGTCTTAATTCATTTTGATTAATAGTATCTGTTAAGGTTACAATATATCTAACACCAGTAAATGTTCCGACTATAACCGAAGCCACAACCGGAACCATTACAATATTCTTTTTTAATAAATCTACTAAATTCATTACTTAACAATGTAAGCTATAATTAAAACTGCAACTACAAGACATTCAACCTTGTGGTCTGACCAGTAATGCATAGCTTTACTTTTTATTTTATTAATCATATTTCCTCCCATATAGTCTTCATATGTTTTTATTACAATATTGTTACATATGTAACAACTACATTGATCGCATTTACGACCACAATGACAATTGTGTTTGCATTCAAAACAATACGTTTTCATTTCTTTTCCTCTATTTCATAGAAGAACTTATCCGTATCTTCTGTCCGCCACGCTCTACTATCTTCTACATTCCATTCAGAAGTCTGCACTTTCCAGTCAGGAGTACTATCTTTCACAGTGAAAGAAGGTAAGTCCCATATACATCTGTTGTTAGGTTGTGCTGCAAAATTACCGTCATCTAAGGCAATTATGTGAGCGCACTTATGTTCGTGCGGAATCTCTGAATGATCAGTGTCTAGTATGTTACTATCTGGATGTGCAAAGTCAACAGTAAATAAGTATTTACCTGAATGCCATTTTTTATCTTTTCCAATATACTTACCGGCTTGTCCGTCTAAAATATCCCAACGATGGACAGAAGGATAATAAGAAAAACAATTCCAGAGCTGAAGTTCATCAAGTCGTCTTGTGGGCACTCTGGATGGTTCAAATCCCTTTTGAATAAACGCGCTAATTGGTAAGCGATAAAATATTGCACCGTTTTCCATAATAGCATGAAATAATACAGCCCTTCCTGTAAGAGCGCTAATACCAAAGATAATACAGTCTTCAACTTCTCCATGATGTTTTTTAAGGTCATATAAATACTCTCTTCTTATTTGTGCATAGGTTGCTGGTATGTTTGCATTTAAGTAAGCCATAATTTATCCTCATTTTATTGTACCCCAGTTTGGTCCAGATTCATAGTCCACTTTGTTAGGTACTTCTAGTTCTACTGCAGACTCCATAATCTCTTTTATCTTATCTGCATTACCATCAACCGATATATCAAGTTCATCATGTACTTGTATATGCGGTACGATACCTTCTTTGTATAGATCAACCATAGCTTTTTTAGTCATATCAGCTGCTGATCCCTGTATCAATTTATTTAATGCCTTGTAAGTATAAGCACGCTTGATCCCTGGTCCGTGTTCCGTGAGCGCTTCTTCGTGAGGCAATGCTTTATGTATCCCGAACTGGTTGGGCTCCCATAAATTAAATCTACATCTACGTCCTAATAAAGTTCTAACTCGACCCCTGTCTTGGGCTCTACGCATTACACTTTCCATTAACATCTTAACAAATGGTACTTTGTCATGATACGTTCTAAACAAATCATCAGCGTTTTCTTTAGATACACCTAGCTCTGCTTGTAATTTATTTTTACCCATACCATAAAACAAACCAAGGTTAATTGTCTTAGCTTGTGATCTTGGAATGTTTGCCATGTCTGCTACGATCTTATGAAAGTCTGTGTCTGGTTCATCATTATATGCATCAAGAACTTCATCTACACGATAGAGTCCATCAAGTGATGCATAATGTGTAACCAATCTTGGTTCTTGTTGTGAATAGTCAAAACAACCCCAAGTGTGTCCTTCTTCAGGAATAAATAAACTTCTAATCATTGGTCCAAGTTCCTTGTTCCGTGCAGGTATCTGCTGTAAGTTTGGATTGTTGTATGAAAACCTACCGGTTACTGTACCACCTTGATCAGATCTTATCTGATTGATCTCTGCATGAATACGTCCTTTGTGTGAATGCTTTAATATGGTATCAATAAAAGTTGTGTGAGATTTATTTATTTCTCTGGCACGTGCAATTTGTTGAACCACCGGATTTGGATGGTTCTGTAAAAAATTTTTAGTAAAGGATGGTGCTTGTGTTTTTGCAGTTACGTCATAAGGTAAATTTAATTTTTCAAAAACTTTGGCAATCGATCTTGCAGCCCATATTTGAATGTCTATTCCTGTTTCCTTTTTTACTTTTAGTAATGCTAATTCTTCTTCTGCAACTAATTGTTTCTTCAATTGGTTGGCTTGTTGGACGTCTACACGGACACCTAAAAATCGCATATCAACAAGGCAGGGAAAAAGTTGAGTCTCGAGATCGAAGATAGATTGTACATCTTCATGTTCAATTTGTTTCTTCATCTCTTGCCATAATTTTAATGTTAGTACAGCATCTTGCTCTGCATACTCACCAACATACATTGCAGGTAGTTTATACATCTCTGACTTAGCATCGATGCCCCAATGCGCTGCAGTTTCCTTTAATACAGCCTCATTCTTGCCTATTCCAACGTAATCACGACCCAAACTACCTAAATCGTATCGAAAGCGATTCTCGTCTACGAGAGAGCCAGCAATCATGGTATCTACTATCTTACCCTCTATTTTAAGGCCCATAGACCTAATCCAACATACATCGTACATTGCATTGTGAAATATCTTAATTGCAGGTGTTTTTAGTACATCTGTAAACCACTTGATAACCATATTCTTATCCATATTACCACCGCCTTCATGTGCGATAGGATAATATCCGGACCAACCCTCTACAGCTACAGCTATACCTACAACTTTACCATTACCAATAACTGAACCTGAACCTGTTGATTTTAAATCTGGGTCCTTGGTTTCTAAGTCAATTGCAATCTCATCATACTTCGATAAGTCAGGAAAAGATTCTGGTGGTAGCCATTCTGTTTGTGGTTTAAATATAGGTTTCATGAATAGTCTCTTTCTAAAATCATTTCTAAATAATGTATTGCTTTATTTATGTCTTCTTCTTTCCCCTTCGACTGATGTCTACAGATATATTTTATAGCATTGCCCTCCGCAAAAAGCAATTTGTTTTCATTTATAAACTCTGCTGGTTGTATCTTCATTTGTTTATAATGTTTTCCACCAACTTGATTGTCTAGTGAATCGTATGTTGCTTTTTTAAATAGTTCTTTGTTTGTCATAGATTATAAGCCTTCTTTGTTTGTGGTTCGATTATATATAAGTTCTTCTCTGTTCTTGTGCATGCAACATAAAATAATCTATGTGTATCATCTGGATCTTTTTCATAGTCTATAAATGCTGCACCAGCCAAGTCTGTTATTACAACTACATTCTCTCGTTCATTACCTTTGACGCCATGTATAGTTGATATACTAATTCTAGGATTTTTATCTAAGTTTTCTCCTGACTTAATTAATTTTTTTATCTTCTTTATATCTTCATCACCTATTTCATTTAATGCTTCGTCCCAATCAGACTCTGTTTTAAGTCCATACTTCTCTTTCAAAGTATCTATGTCATAGAAACCATCTTTAATTATTGTTTTAAATAATTTTGGATCCCAATTATCTTTAGTCATCTTTGCAGCAATCTTCTTAACATCATTATAATGTAAAGGTATACCTTTTCGCAAATCATTCCATTTTTGTATGATCTCATAAATATTTTTTACTCTTGGTACAGCGTTTCTTCTTTGCCAATATAATTCTTTTTCATCTAATATGTTTCCAATACCTGCCAACATATAGTTAGCTTGTGCTAATACTAACCATCTACCGTGTGAAAAATCTACTTCATGAAGATCACTACAATAGTCAACAGATCCCTCTTCTTTTTTTGGCAACCATTCTTTCTCTACTCTGTTGTGTACTTTTTTTATTATCTTGTTTGCTAATGCAAAAGGTTTTTGCGGTACCCTTTGTGATTGATCTAGCACAGTTCTTTTACCTTCTAGATTTATAAATGTACTAACGTGTGCACCATTCCATCTGTATATGGCCTGGTCATCATCACCCGATATGTATGAGTCTTGACACTTTTCTTCTATCTTCTTAACTAATCTCCATTGTACTAAACTTAAATCTTGTGCTTCATCCACAAACATAACTCTAAGTTTTGGTGCTTCGCCACTTGCTATAAATTTTTCTAACATATCTGGAAAATCAATTAGTCCATGTTGCTCTTTGTATCTCTCTAGTTCTTCAACTATAATTTCTAGTTTACCTAATTGTATTTTTGAGTTGTTGTTTAAATGATAAAATTTTATTGGGTCCATTTCTTTTGATCGTGCTAAGTTTATTAACTGTATGTATGGATCTGGAGAATAGAATATACCCTCATAGTCTTCATCTTGTCTTGCACCTTCTAATTCTATTTGCATCTTCTCCGATAATTCTTTGTAGTGCTTTGGTTGCATTACTTGGTTTTTATTTATACCAAGTTGATTAAAACAAAATGAATGAAGGGTTTGAAAGTATGGTACATCGTTGTAAGATAGTTTAAATTTATCTACTGCTCTTTGTTTACCTTCTTGTGCAGCGTTCTTACTAAATGTAAAATAACCAATCTTATCTGGTGGTGTATTAGTTAGAAACTTTTCTATGTGTCCTAGCAAAGTGTGCGTTTTACCTGTACCCGGTGGTCCATAAATTATATGTCTCATTAGTAATTTCCTTTCCATTGCATTTTAGACCAAGCCTCGTTCCATGATCTTTCTATAAACATAGAAGTTTTTATATTATCTTCTGATGCGTTCCAACCTTCTCTACTCAAATTATGATCACAAACATCATAATAGTATTTTTGATCTTTTCTTTTTTTAATCCAATCATTTCTACAATCATTCCAGGATTGATTTAAACCTATGCCTTCATAAACACCTTCGGGACAACCAGAAAAACTACAAAGACTAGAGTTTTTTTCTTCTTGATTGTTTATTTTTTCTTCGTCTAACATTGTAAATGCGTAAACAAAAATATTTTCTCCAGCATGACCCTCAACATTATTTCTTAATTTTAAATTATTTCCCATTATAAATAAAACACCTTTTTTAAGTATTCCTGATTTGTAAACCTTATCTCTAAAAGATTTGTAACTATCACTATAGAATTCAGCTTGACTTCTAATTGGTTTTATTTCTATAAAATATCTATCTGCAGAAATACTAGTCCCACAATGATGTGGTTCTACCTCAGAAAAAAGTTCAAAATCTGGTTGGTATCCATAAACATCTTTAACTTCTGGTTCATATTCTATATTCCATCCAATTTTTTTCATAAAAATATAGTGTCTACATTCTAATTTACTTCTAAATTCTATTCCTTGATATGTTATTGGTATTGCTTGCATGTTTTTTCCTATGTTATTAAATGAAGATAGATCCACAAAGCAGTAAACATTGTTATTGCTGCTAAATCCATGGCTGCTATCAATAATTCTCCTTTTTAAATGTTTTTGGTTTGTATGTTTCTATTTTTTTATCAAATCTAGCTACAACAAATACAGACAGTTTTGTTTTACCTACACGTTTAGTTGTACAATTTAGATCATCTTTTAACATCTGCGATGTTCTTTGATATGGAACTCTCCAATGTTTTCTTGATAAATAATTATTAAAGAAGTTATCAAATACAAAGTGATGAAAGCCATCTTTAGTATAAGTACCACCATTACGTAAGTCTTCATAATCGTCTTTCTGTATTCTGTTTACGCAATAATCTTCCAAATAATTATTTAATATATCTTTTGTACTTGTACCTTCTGCAGGTTCCGTGATTTCTGCATTAGTTAATAATGCAGTTGTAACTTTTTTCCAATCACCAACTTTTACTGTTGGTGGATTTATTCTTAATTGTTTAATACATTCTTCTTGAAATAAAACTTGATTAGCTAAATGTTTTGCTGAATCTAAATACAATCTATTTCCATCTACATTCATGTAATAGTAAGGCTCTTCCAGGTTAACTACTTGTAAATCTGTTAGACTTGGAAACACTGGTTCTTGACCTATACCAAATTTTCTTTTTTTACATAATTTTTTATCACACAAACTACACATAGGTTGGTCATTACATTTATAACCCCACTCTTTTTTATCGTGTTGTTTTGTAATTATATTTACTTCTGTGTCTGACAATGGTTGTTCCATTGCAGTTTCATTAAATACTATTACTTTTGATTTCCAATTGTCAGGCCATTTTTGTTTTGCATACACACCATAATGAAATAGTGCATTGTTTCTACCACCTTCCCCAATTTTATTTTCTGCCATTAGTTCAATACATGGTGGTCCATCAGAGTATGGAGTCTCCGGTCTTTTAACTTCTATTGTTTTGATGTCTTGTTGTTTATATCTTTCGTAGAGTTCAAAAAAAACATCTATACTAGCAGCTTCGCCATCCTCCATAAAGGCGTATCTTGTTGTTTGACCACAATTAAAATATGGTAAATTTAAAAAGTTTCCTGTATCATCTTTTGATTTTAATTCTCTTTGTTTAGGAAATACTTCTGATCCACCATAACCTAATACAGATCTAATCTCATTTAATTTATCTTGCATCAAACCTGCTGATACATAATTTTCTGTAAATAAAAATACGTGAGCACCACCAGACTTTGATCTACATACTACTAGTGGTAATTGAAATTGTTTTATCTTGTTAATTAATTTCTTGTGATCAAATTCTGCGTAAGAGTCAATGTCTATACATCCCCACTTACATTTGTTATCATCATCAATTGGTATAATACCTAAACTGTCAGCACCGTCTAAATGTTTTTGCCACAACTCATCTGTGACTGGTTCTCGTTTAACAAACGATTTACCTTTAATCTTGTTGCCGTCACCGTTTGATTCACCAACTAAAGTGACACCATGTGCACGGTCTAATCCATAAAATATATTTTTAAATCTTTCTATCATACAAAATAAAAGCGGGCGTCTTCACGCTAGCTTAGACGCCCACTACCTAGGATACTGGTTAGTAGTTAGAAGATCCTTTTGTAGTTTCTTCTGTACCGTGTTTAGCTTGTACTTCACCTTTACCTACTGATTCCGCAAAAGATTTAGCCATATCATATATAGCTTTATCTGTTACAGGACCAACTTTAGCTACATCCCAACCAAACCATGTTCCTTTGTCATTAGACATCTGAACGGTTGATAGTTTATAAATGTGGCTATAAGTAGGCGGTGTGAATAAACCGTTTTTACCTTGCATCTTGATACCCATCATCATTGAGTTCCATTTTCTACTAACTTTAAGTTGAGTAGACTTCATAGAAATCAAAGCTGTTTGTGGGTTTTCTCCAAGAGTCAATACAAAATGACTAGCAGTATTATCAAGATAATTACCATTTGGTAATCTGTCTTTGTAATCCTTACCTCTAGTCGTCTGACTTACAATATCACTATCTGCATCGTGCATTGCAACAGGTGCACCTGTACTGGTACCTCTGTCTTGCCATTCAATGTACTGTCTTTTGTAATGAGCCGGTACAACTTGTATAGTGTCGTACAGTTCATTAGTTACAGTATTTATTATTTTGCCAGGTTCTGCACCCTCGACATATTTACCATCACGCTTGTTTACTTCTGGTGATAGTTGGCCCAAAATTTTTAAGAAAGGCAACGCAAGATCTTCTTGCGATATATTTTGAGCGCCTTGTGCTGCATCAGCTTCCATATCAAATGTTGCTAATGCGCCTTCTTTTTTTTCTGCTACTTGGTTCATGTTTATTTGTTCCTTTTTATTGTTGTCTTATTCTCTGAGAATACCCCAAAGATTTCCGTTGGCATTTCTTTACCTGCCTCAATACGCTCACGGACTA